CTAAATGCACACCTGGCAAAAGACCTTCAATATCAATTTTATCTAAATAGTATCAGGAAAAAGAAGAGATTCTCTCCGTGGCTCCGAAAAGATAAGATCAAGAACCTTGATGTTGTCAAATCATACTATGGTTATAGTAATGACAAAGCAATTCAAGCACTAAAGATATTATCTAAAGAGCAGTTGAATTACATTAAATCGAAAATTGACGTTGGAGGTACAACATGAGTGGGTTTGTAGAACCTGAGATTGATTGGTCACAGGATCAAATGATCGAAGTCACATTAAATGAACCAGATGATTTCTTAAAAGTTAGAGAAACTCTCACTAGGATTGGTGTAGCTTCTAGAAAAGAGAAGAAGATATATCAATCATGCCATATATTACACAAACAAGGAAGATATTATCTTGTTCATTTCAAGGAATTATTTGCTCTTGATGGTAAACACGCTAACCTTACTATTAACGATGTTCAGCGTCGGAATCGTATTGCTCAACTTCTTGCTGATTGGGGTTTGATATCTATTGTAAATGTCGAAACAATCAAAGATATTGCACCATTAAATCAAATTAAAGTATTAGCATATAAAGACAAAGGTGACTGGATACTTGAAACAAAGTATAATATAGGTAGCAAAAAGAAAAAAGTAGAAGAGGCTGAGTAGTTTTTTCTTTTGCGATTACAATTGCAAAAGTATTATGAACGGTAGACTTAACAAAGTTGTAATGACTGGTAAAATCATGCGAATGAAAACTGGTCTCTACGAAAAAACATGGTATCCAGAATGGGATGACAGACAGAGAGGAGCTGCAAATAGAATTTTAACTAATGTACTTGAAGTATTGGATGAGTATTGGGAATGAAAAAATTTATCTTTGACGTTGACGGAACTTTAACACCGAGTCGTAAACAAATAGATATGGGATTCTCTGCAGAGTTTCTTATATTTTGTTGTAAGTTTGATACTTACTTGGTTACAGGAAGTGATAGGGCAAAAACTATTGAGCAGGTTGGATTAGATATTTACAACCGATGTAAAAGGGTATTTAATTGTTCTGGATCAGATATTTACGATGGTAAAAATAGTGTATACAGATCAAATTGGAAACCATCTGATGAACTAATTTCATTTTTAAATGATGAATTAGACTATAGTGACTTCCCAATCAGAACAGGTAATCATATCGAACACAGACCTGGTGGAATAAACTTTAGTATTCTTGGAAGAGGAGAGGATAATATGAAATATAGAAGTGAGTATGTAAAGTGGGATATCAATACAAATGAGAGAAGAGATATTCTAGACAGACTTAAAACTGAGTTTCCTGATCTAAACATACAGATCGGTGGGCAAACTGGCCTTGATATTTCTGATAGTGATAAGAGTCAAATACTTGAATATTTTGATATCTATGATGATCTTCATTTCTTTGGAGATATGATGAATGAAGGTGAAAATGATTATCCTTTAGCAGAAGCAATAAAAAAGATGGGCGGTAAAACGTACCATGTAAAGAGTATAGATGAAACCCGAACCTATATTAATCGGTTATCCTCTACTTATGCAAATGGTCTGAGATATAATTAGTAGTGTACGCTTCGGGTACAAAAACTAAAACTCGCTTTTAAAGGAGAATCAAATGACTAACTTAGCAACTTATCATACAGCCAACCTTCCAGAATTAATGAAGGTGATAAGACAAAATGGCATAGGTATGGATGATTACCTAGACAGGTTTTTCAACGCACCACCACAAACGTCAAATTATCCACCATATAATTTGATACAATTAAACAATCATGAATCAAAACTCGAAATCGCATTGGCGGGCTTCAAAAAAAATGAAGTTAAAGTCTATACAGAGTTTGGAAAATTATATGTCGAAGGCAAAAAAGAAGAATCAGAAGATATTGGAGAATTTGTCTATAAAGGATTGGCCCAACGTTCCTTCGAACGAGTTTGGACGATCACCGACGATACAGAGATTGGATCCGTCAGCTTTGAAGATGGACTCTTAACTGTAAACTTGAACAAAATTGTTCCAGAGCATCATGCTCGTAAGGATTACATATAAATAACAATGAGTTCGAGATGGAATCGAGGGCCGCCAACTTAGTTGACTGTCCTCTTTTTTTATGCTATACTATTTTTAACCGATAAAAACAATGTCTATAAAACTTGCTGTATTAAAATCTGGTGAACATGTAATATCAGATGTAAAAGAACTTGTTGATGGAGATAGGTTATGTGGATACCTTTTCCAAAATGCTTATACTCTAGAGGCTAGACCACCTGAGTTTATAACAGAGGAACAAAAAGAAACAGGGGAATCTGCTGTTGAGGTAATGTTAAGACCATGGCTTATTTTTTCTGAAGAGAGAAAAGTACCTGTTAGAGCTGATTGGTTGGTAACTCTTGTAGAACCTGTAAATAAAATTAAAGAACTTTATGAGGAAAGAGTAAATGTCGATAAAGATTATTTGTCTAATGAACAATCAGAAACTGATATCCCAAATACAGGAAGTATCAACTGAATTGGGAGAACCTGATTGTAAATTAATTGACCCTTATCTTGTTGGTGAGAAAGATACTCTTTCCCAATGGTTAATTGATGTTAGCAGTCAACGTGAAATTATGATATCATCAGATAAGATATTGACCCTTGTTGATCCTAAGGCAACGCTACTTAAAAAGTACGAAAAACTTATTACATAATGCGATTCTATACAAACGTTCAGATGGTTGGAGACAACTTCTTAGTTCGTGGTTACGAAAATGGGAAACATTTTGCAACCAGAGAGAAGTTTTATCCAACCCTTTTTGTGTCTTCTAATAAGAAGACAAAGTATAAAACATTAGAAGGTGAATACGTTGAGGCAGTCAAGCCTGGAACTGTGCGTGAGAGTAGAGATTTTATAAAGAAGTATGATGGTGTAGAAGGATTTAAAGTCTTTGGTAATGAAAGATTTATCTATCAATATATCTCTGACCAGTATCCAGAGGAAGAAATAAAGTTTGATATAAACAAGATTAAAATATCTACACTTGATATTGAGGTAAAGTCAGAGAATGGTTTCCCTGATGTAGAATCTGCTGCAGAAGAAATCCTACTAATTAGTCTTCAAGATTATAATACTAAACAGATTCGTACATGGGGTCTAGGGCCATTTAATAATAAACAGGACAATGTAATATACAAATCATTTAAGACTGAGTATGAACTCTTGCTTAGTTTTATCAACTGGTGGATGGTAGAAGAAAATACACCAGAGGTTGTGACTGGATGGAACAGTGAGTTGTATGATATTCCATATCTGACTAGAAGACTTGATCGTGTTCTTGGTGAAAAACTCATGAGGAGAATGTCTCCATGGGGATTAGTGACTGAAAGAGAGATCCATATTATGGGACGTAAACAAATCTCTTATGATATTGGTGGTGTTACACAGTTAGACTATTTGAATCTTTATAAGAAGTTTACTTATAAGGCACAGGAGTCATACCGTTTGGATTATATTGCTAGTGTAGAACTAGGGCAAAAGAAATTAGATCACAGTGAGTTTGATACATTTAAAGATTTCTACACAAAGGGTTGGCAAAAGTTTGTAGAGTATAATATAATTGACGTTGAACTTGTTGACCGTCTGGAAGACAAGATGAAATTGATTGAACTAGCAATAGTTATGGCTTATGATGCTAAGGCAAACTATGCTGATGTATTCTCTCAGGTTCGTATGTGGGATACTATTATCTACAATTATCTTAAGAAAAGAAATGTTGCTATTCCTCCTAAAGAACAAACTGATAAAGACGCAAAGTACGCAGGTGCCTATGTTAAAGAACCGATTCCTGGAAAGTATGATTGGGTTGTCTCTTTTGACCTTAACTCTCTCTACCCTCATCTTATTATGCAGTACAATATCTCCCCAGAGACCCTCGTGGACAGAAAACACCCGTCCGTTACAGTTGATAGACTCCTCGAAGAGCAAGAGGTAATTGATGGTGAGTATGCTGTATGTGCAAATGGTGCACAATATCGTAAGGACGTTCGAGGGTTCTTACCAGAACTGATGGAGAAGATCTATAAAGATCGAACCATTTACAAAAAGAAAATGCTACAAGCAAAGCAGGATTATGAAAAGAAAAAGTCTAAAAGGTTGGAGAAGGAGATTGCTAGATGCAATAACATTCAGATGGCTAGGAAGATTCAACTTAATAGTGCTTATGGTGCTATCGGCAACCAGTACTTCAGGTATTATAAACTTGCTAATGCAGAAGCAATTACCTTATCAGGTCAAGTATCTATTCGTTGGATAGAGAACCGCATGAATAGGTACTTAAATAAAATATTAAAAACGGAGAATGAAGATTATGTTATTGCTTCAGATACTGATTCCATCTATCTTAATCTTGGGCCTTTGGTGGAGGTCGTATACAAAGATAGAGAGAAGGATGGTTCGGGGATTTGCACGTTCCTTAATAAGGTGTGTGAAGTGGAATTCGAAAAATATATTGAGAGTTCTTATGAGACGTTGGCCAAATACGTAAATGCGTATGATAACAAGATGGTGATGAAGCGGGAAAATATCGCTGATCGTGGTATTTGGACTGCTAAGAAAAGATACATTTTAAATGTATGGGATAGTGAAGGTGTTCGTTATGAAGAACCTAAACTTAAGATGATGGGTATTGAAGCAGTTAAGTCATCAACTCCTGCACCATGTCGCACAATGATTAAAGATGCATTGAAGATAATGATGAATGGAACAGAAGATGAAGTGATTGATTATATTGATGCATGTCGTAAGGAATTCAAAACATTACCACCAGAGGATATAGCATTTCCCCGTACTGCATCTGATGTTCGTAAGTATCAGGCATCTTCTACGATATATGCGAAGGGAACTCCTATACATATACGGGGTGCGTTATTATTCAACCATTATGTTAAACAGAAAAAGTTGATTAATAAATATTTATTAACAAAGAT